GTGCAACGCAGTGATGGATCATTCACTCCCATTGGTCGCAGACTCAAGGCCATGATGCAGACATTCCGCTACAACACCACCAATCAATGGGTCAAGTACGTGGACAGAGACTTTATATCACTCAATCACAAGGCAGCTATCAATCCTTGGGAACTGGACACATAATGGGCCACATACATCCTGCCATTAGAGACGGTCAGATACATGCGGCTGTGGAAGCACGGCGTGCGGATGAAACCAAGATCATGCAAAAGGTCAATGCTGTGAACCGTGAAGCGTTTACACAACGCTTTCCCAATCAGATAGAACACCACATGCGACTCATAAGTGAACGCTTGCAGGCCTGTTTAACCAAGCCCCCGACCTTTGTGATGGATCAGCCTCTCACATGGCCAGCCACAGCAGACGAGATCTTTGCTCTAAGCCACGCACTGAAAAATCTAAATGAAGTGCGTAGAGACTGGCGCTTACCTGACCCTGAATAATGTTGGATCCTGTTATCCTCATGCGTAGAGCTCTGCGCTGGGTCATGGACTCCAACTCAATCCCACATCAAGCCTGGCCCACGCTCACAAGCGATGTGCAGAACCAACTGCAAGATCTCACAATTGCAGTGGCAGATGACATGCGCTACAATGGTTTGAAATACTTCAGACCATTTGAACATCAGCGGAAGTTTTTCACAACCACCACAGACCGTAGAGGCATTCTAGCTGCCAACAGGATTGGTAAGACTGTATCAACATGTTACGAAACAGCTTACCATCTCACAGGTCAGTATCCTTCCTGGTGGGCAGGACACAGGTTTGACAAGCCCATCACTGTAATGGTTGCTGGCGAAGGCTGGAGTCAAGTTGCCCTGGTGCTACAACAAGAGCTGTTGGGCACACCTGATGTCAAACTGCGCGATCAGTTAGGCACAGGAGCCATACCAAGAGACTGCATCATAGTTGATACCATGCGAGGTGATGGTGCCAATGCCATTGGTGTAGAGATACGGCACGTGAGTGGAAGCAAGAGCTATCTGTTGTTTGCCAACTACACACAAGAGGTGCGACAGCTACAGGGTTTCAAATTGAACCTGGCAGTGTTTGATGAACAGCCACCGGACGACTTCTTTTCTGAGATTGTGACACGTACCGCCACCACACAGGGCATGGTCATGTGCTCATTCACACCACTCAAGGGTCTCAATGGCTTGGTATCAAAATTCTGGAATCGTGAAGAGGGCTATGACTATGTTAGAGTGGCCTGGGATGACGTGCCTGAATATGATCCCTGGGGTGAACCATTCCTGTTGCAGAGCACACGAGATCAATTGGAGCGTGACTACCTGCCACATGAACGTGAAGCACGCATGCAGGGCAAGCCCATACAGGGCAAGGGTGCTGTGTTTCAAATACGTGAATGGCCTACCTACAAGCCAAGTGAAATTGATTTCCGCAGCTTGCCCAACATACACAGGATCATTGCACTTGACCTGGGTCTTGTGAATGACAAAACAGTTATCAGTTTAATGTACTGGGATCCTTATGAACGAACAGCATATCTACACAAACAGATCCTGGTGCAAGGCATTGAAGAAGCTGTGCCCACACAGTATATCAATCATTTGCTTCGTCCTGAAGTGTTTGGCACTCCTATTGTGCTACCTGCTGATGCTAGTACTGCTGGCAGATACACCATGAGTGCGTCTAGCATAAGAGAACTGTTTGAATCATATGAACTCAATGTGTATGGCCGGGCCATAATGAATCCTCCGGACTCTGAAGGACGTGTGACCAACCACAAGAGCTATGGCATCAACCAGATGCGACAGATGCTGGAAGTGGGCAGCCTCATGATCAACGAGAACTGTGTGGACTTCCTGCGTGAAGCACAAAACTACTATGTGGACAGCCAGGGCAGATTCTCTGACCCAGATGACTGTATTGATTCAGCAAGATATGCTATACTGGGATGTCTCAATGGCTTGGCAGAGCCCTGGGACAATCGCACACCACAACAGCGCATGGCAGCACAAAGAGATAGATATGTGCGACGGGATGAAAGCTCTAAGCCAGCGTGGAAACGCAGTTATTCACCGGACGCATAATGACAACTAAACTACCCACATGGTCAGTATACAAGTTCTTGCCATTAGAAGAACGCGAACGCATACACATACAATGGTGTAAGCAACGTCGCAAGGATCCCAACAACGAACAGGACGTGGACGAGTTCTTTGATGAAATAGACGCAGTGCCTGAACCTGATCCCAACGCACCCCGACCCGTGTACACAGGCAAACCACGTGGACGCCCAAGAAAGGACACTGCATGACCCGACCTGCTGACAGCCGTATCTACGTGAGCAACAGACTGATGTTGCTGTGCCATCGTCATGCCCTGGCCTTGATAGACCTTGCGGATGGAAATGGTGTGCAACTGCGCATAGAGCCCTTGGCCATAGAAGACTTTGGACAGGAGTGTCGTGCCTGTATGGCAGCAGATCCCGACCCCAGCCCTGAAATTATAATCTCACACTAAACCCAGGGATTTGGTGGTACCACTAAATAATGTATCCTGAGGATAAAGCCCAATGCTTGACATAAAAAATATACCTGTTGAACGAATCAACCAGAACCGCCGCCAAAACGCCAACTTTGTGCGCATGAAAAATCAGATGGATGTGAAGATGGCTTCATATCTACGCTACCTAGGCACCAAGAACGCTGTGAACCGTGCCAGTGACTATCACTATCTGGTGTTGGCAGTGACTGACTCTACTGCACCCGTAAACGGCATAGATTATATCCACCCTTCAGTAAAGCCTGCTGTGGACTATGCCACTGCTGTGATCACCAAGGGTCTGGTGCCCAACGGTGAAATCAACTTTGAGTTTGTGCCAGATTCAGAAGAAGATGAAGCTGCTGCCAGACAAGCCACAGAAATGGTGTCAAAGGTTGTGAACCAAATGAACGACCCGCACTTTATCATGGAACGCTGGGTCATGGATGCTGCCATGCACAAAAATGGCATGATGATGATCAAGCCCATACGTGAACAAATTGTGCGTTATGTCACAACAGAAGGCACACGGGATCAATTGCAGGCGTTTGAACAACAAGCAGCAGAATCTGGACTCACTGCCTTGCGCCAAAGCCGACGTGTGCTCACAGTGGATCTTGAAGCTGTGGCTGCTGAAATGGGTCAAGGACTTGCTGAACAACGAGACACACAATTTAAATCAGTGATGCAGAGTCGCATTGATGGCCTGCAAGAACTGGATGATGATGTCACACCTGAAGACATTGCTGTGTCAGGTGCGGCTGCAGTGGCCACGGTTGTGGATGATCAAACACAGTTGTTGGATGATGCCATCAAGCGCAACACCATCTACACTGCCAAGTACAAGCTCACAGGCTACTCAATCAACATCAAGTTCCATCCCATTGCACAGCACTACTGGATCTGTGACCCCACAGTGGCTGAAATGCGTGAACAACCCTTCTGCGGCTACTATGACCCCATGAGCATTCAGGAAGCCATTGAACTGTATCCTGACATCAACCTAGAAGAATTTAGAACACACGCCGAATACAACATGAATGGTGCGTATCAAGCAGGCTCAGTGCTCAACAACTTGGCCATCCACGCAAGAGATTCAGTACCTGTGATGGGTATCCCTGTGAGTTCAGCAGCATCAGCAGATCCAGACTCAAGACAGGTCTCAATTGTGACTGTATGGAACCGCTACGACATTGATGGTGATGGTGAACTGGAACTGATAGAACTGATCTATTCTGGATCCTACATCATATCAGCACGTGAAGTAGAGTTTATCCCTGTGGCCAACATGTGCCCCAAACCCTTGCCCGGCAACTTCTACGGCATGAGCATTGCAGAGTCAGTGATTCCCATGCAGGAATACGCAACATCAGCCGCAAGAGCTGAAATACAGTTAGGCCTCTTGACCGCAACGCCCAGATTGGGTGTGAAACCCGACAGACTGGACTTTGAAATGCTTCAGGATGGCGAAGCTGCTATCTTTATCCTGGACTCCAAGTTCAATCCTGCCACAGACGTGTATCAGATCCCACCACCTTCAGGCAACCTGCAGTTCTTAGAAGTGGCCATGAACCGTATTCAGCAGGACACCATGAGCATGATTGGTATGACCACTCCTGCTGATGTGTTCAATCCTGAAGTGATGGCTCCTGGCAACTCAGGCATCAAGCTACAGATGGCACTCACACCCAATCAGATCATTCAAGACAACACAGTACGCAACTGTGCTGAAGGCCTAAGAGAAGCCCTGTGGTTGACCTGGCGCACTCTGATTCAGTACGGTGATGACTATGGTGTGAAGAAACTGGCAGCCGCAAGTCATCCTGACAAACTGCCCATTTACCTGGACTATCAAGCCTTTGACGACATGAACTTTTGTGATCGCAAGCAGGTTCACATTGAATTGGCTCTGGGCATGATGTCGGAAGAGAACGCCCTGGCTAGAACACAGATTATTCAGAAAGCACAAATGGATCTGTACAACACAGTACAAGGCATGGTTCAGTCTGGCACACTAACTCCAGACATATTCAAGAAGGTCAAGAAGCCGTTTGAAGACATACTGTATCAACTGGGTGTAAAAGACTGTGACACCTACTTGCCTTCAGATGAAGAAGTCAAGACCATGATTGAACAAGCACAAGAAGCTGCCAAAACACGTGAACCAAGTGCAGAAGACAAACAACGTCTCAGCGTAGCAGATCTAAATGCCACAAAGGCAGCACAGATCAAAGCAGAACTAGAAGGCATTGACGCAGAGTCACAACTGGATTACATGGCCATAGCAGCAGGCAATCCCAAAGTATACTCATAAGATTTGACAAAGGAAATGACATGATTGATGACAGCACAATTGAAGCGTTTAACACACGCTTCACGGTGGACCTAAACAACTACAAGAAGTTCACCCCTGCACAAAGGGATCAAGCCAAGAAGTATGGAAGTGACGCAGAAGCACTGTTAAAGAACCGTGAACTGGCTCTCTTTGTGCACCACTTCAAGTTTGATCTCGCGGATGGTTTGATTACCATCCTGACACACAGCCCAGATGACAACTCACGCAGAGTAGCAGTGGCCAATCAACTCACAGGCATGGATGCGTTTATTGCCAGTCTCAAACGTGCTGTGATCATGCGCAACAGAATAATAGAATGGGAAAACGCCCAAAATCAATAATCGTCTGTTTTTGTCACACAGACTAAATATCTTTACACAACGGTAACCTTAGGGCCCGATTTGAAACAAGGAAATTTAATGACAACCATGATCACGCCTAATAGTCCTGACCCAGTGACTACGGCCAATGACAACCCAGCAGTCCCTAGCCTGGACTCAATTGCATCCAAGATGACCGCCATGCGAGAGCAGACCGAGCGTAATCTACTTCGTGCAACCGAGCAGACTGCAACAGGATCACAAGAGCCTGTGGCCCACGAGAGTGTAGAGCCAGAAGTTGCTGATACTGAAGATACAGAATACGCAAGCGACGATTTGAGTGCTGATGCCCCTGAAGAGGTAAGCCCAGCAGACGCAAATAGTTCAGCAGATGATCTCATTGACTTTATTGAATTTGCAGAGTCTAATCCCTCAGCCAAGTTCAAATTTACCCGCAATGGTAAAGAAGTTGTGATTGATGCCAAACGTGCCGCAGCCATTCTAGGTCAAGGTGGAGCAATACACGAAGATGCACGCCAGTTAAAAGTTGAGCGAGCCGAGTTTGATGAATATCTTCAAGCCCAGCGAGCCCAACAAGAAGGACTAACACTGGCTATGGAGTTTACAGTAGAGCCTCGTTTGCAAGGAGCCTACGACGAGATTGTGAAAACGCAAGGTTATCAAACCACGTTTCAACAACAACTTGCTGCCACGCAAGATCCAGGACAACAAGCCAGGATTCAAGCCAGCATGAGACAGAATGAGCAATACATTCGTCAGCAGCAAAGTGTTATTGGTGAATTGAAACCCGCAGTGGATCAGTTCAGACAAGTTCGTCGTTACCAAGTGAGCGAAAGATTGGATGC